GTGGCGGTTGAGGTTCATCATCGGGACGGGGTTGAAAACTGGCCAGCTCTTTTTGCTGCGGTGCGTAATTATCTTTTATGTTCACCGGAGAAAATGGAGACGCTTTGCAAGGCGTGCCATAAAAAAGCAGAGAAAGGCGACGACAATACCCCTGTGAGTGCGTAGGATCGCTTTTAAGGCACGATCTCCTCTTGGTGGTTGGGGTGTGTTGTGGATAAAATAAAAACCCCGGCCTTTCGACCGGGGAGCGTTAGTTACATTTCCGAGCCGTCGTCCCAAGTTGCGTGGAAGTCGTCAATTTTTTCGCGTTTAATGTGTATTTTCCGTCCCATAAACTCCTGTTGTAGATCTGCTACCTCTGCCGTTTCCTCTGCCGTCCAGTTAGTTATGTCGTAAACTCCACGGTCCTTTAGCGGTGTTGATTCCCAATTTTTTCCGCTGTAACAGTACATGATTAATTTTTCATCCATTGTCAGCCTCCAGTTTTTTTGGTTGTGGTATTTCGCGGCCTGAGCATCCGGGACACAGTCCGTCATCCGGCCAAACAATCCGTTTCTTTCCGCACGACGGGCAAACAGTGCGTTCAAATTCGATTTCGTTGATTTTCATCTCAATCCCCTTTCTGGCCGGTATCCCCCGGCATGGGTGCGTGTTAATTATCCACAAATTCATTTATCAATTTTGAACACTCTGTAAGGGAAATTAAATATCCCCTTGTTTTAATCCAATTTTGAACATTTTTTGTCCATTGGTCTTGCGGACCGACTTTTTCATTTGTGTTATTTTGAATATAATCGAGTGTTACAAAATCTATCGCATTTTGTGAATTTATTCGTTTCATTCTCCCCTCCCTGCCTTCCGGCTGTTAGTTGTTATCGGTTAATTTGTTCGCGACTTCTTTCTTTTGCTTTTTGGCAAGGATTATCATGCATGCTTCAGAGCAAGCCTTTTGGCCAAAAAGTTTTAAAAAACTTAATTTACCAACGATTTCTTTTCCGCATATTTCACACTTCATAATAATCTCCTTTGGTTAGTTGTTAATCATGCCCTCTAATCGTATGCCTGCGGGTTGTGTGTTAATTTCTGATTGCATCACAAGCGTTTATTAGGACGAAATATTCCGGGCATTTACCGGAGTCAACCGCTTTAACACATCCTGCATCGTATGCCGCCCCATCGTCAGAGCGGTTGTAGCGGTACCATTTGTCATAAAACCCTGATAGTCTGTCCTTATATCCTCTTTGCTCGTCTGTAATTTGTCGTTTCATATGGCCCCTCCTTTTTTGCAGGCATACCATTAAAAAGCATGATCGAGACGGCCATAATTAAACGCCCGATGGCGCTTGGGTTAAAATCCATTATTATAAAGATTTAATAAAAGTTCTAAATTTTCTAATCCTTCAATCGGCTTTGATTCTAAATATTTATTAGTGTGATAACCCGTGTGTTGTGATCTTGTCATAATTTCAAGGTTTTCTAATTCATTGTTAAAAGGGTTGCCGTCTTTGTGGTGGACTACTAAATTCCTATGTAATTTGTTTAATCCGTAAGTGGTTTTTATTTTTTTCCGTGCGATTTGTCTTGACCTGTGCTGCTTCAAGTTATTTCACCTCCATTATACTTTCAGCGGATACCCATTTTTCACCTTTTCCCGCAACGGGTTTTATCTTGTAATCAATCCGGCCAAAAACTACACGAGCGTCGGTTATTTCGATTTCAATTTGTAGGTCGTTAACCGTATATATGGCCCGCTTTCCGAGTTTTCCTAATACTTCTCTCATAATCAATCTCCTTTCTATCGGGCGCTTGATTATGTCCGTCTCATTCGTTGGTTTCGATTTCCGCTTGATTCCCATTCCACAAATCGGCTGGCAGCGTATCAAGTTTACTTTCGATTCCATTTAATTTGTCAAAGAGCGTTTAGTCTTAGCTATTTATACAGCACATACCGTGCCAATTATAGTTTATAAGTGGTAGAATAGTCATAACACAATGAAATCATTAAGAATAAAAATTTAAACAAGGCTGAAATCACGCTATTCCGACGCCCAAAATATGGCATGAAGTGTAAAGAAACCTGACACATTGTAAAAAATATCGACATCATTGAAATCATTAGATATTTTTAATCTAATAAGGAACAGTGTGGTATAACAATAGCGCAAGCCATTGATTTTATTATGTGTCAGGAATTTTTACACATTGTAAAGAAACCTGACACCAGTCTTTAAAAAAACCATTGACAAACGATATAAAATAGAATATGGTATTGACATGATCAAAAAACTCAAAAATCCGTGCCAATTATGGATGAAGAGAAACCCACAGTGAACATACTCCCATACATCGAGCCGGACAGCTCCGGCGACAATCTCTATTTTGATTATTACATCCCGCGCGGTTACGAGCCAATACCAGATTATTGGCTGAGGGATGGTCAAGGCATGGTTCCAGGTTGCTTCCGTCGATGCGGGGGAAGATGATAAATATCAACGGACATATCGGCGCTCATCCGTTGATTACCTGTAATAAGGTTGATTGAGGGCCGTAACAATAAACAAGCGGACAGTCCTTTTTGGGGACGGGACGGCAGCAATGCTAAAACGAGCTAAAAAATGCACAATCACAGCGACCACGGCGGCAGCAATACCTCAGCGGTGGGGCAAAGCGTATGGCCACGATACGGCGCTCGATGTAACGCAAGCTTGTTTCCCTGATTTGCTTAAGGGCCGATCAGGTTTTTAAGCACTCTTAATATTACGGGTGCAAAGGTTACGTCCCCTTTGATACCTGGGAATTGATAATGATTATCATTAACAATAAACAACTTATTAACAATCAGTCCTTAATAATATCCATTCCTTAATGATAATGATTATCCATAAGGATGAAAATATGAATGATATCAAATACCCAGAGGAGATACAGCAAACCGAGCGAGCCTCCTTACTCGACAAATTAATCAAGCTCCAAGCCAAGGCCAGACGCCGGCGCAATCCATCTATATCATTGCATGGACATGCCAGAGATAACCCAACCACGGGCATCTCAGAGGGCCACCTCCCCAAAATCAGAGGGATAAATGGATAAAATAGCTGATTGCCCCAAATATCTACCAGCTGATAACCCGGCACGTATCAAGCGAGATCAAACCATATTGTCAATGGCGGCCGCCGGAAGCCCACAAAGACAAATAGCTAGGCAAACAGGCCTGTCACCCGGTCATATATCATGCCTATTATCCGATGAGGACGCTAAAGCTAAACTCGACAGCCTTGTTAAGATGCATATAGCCGCGTCCGATAAAATCCATACCCAACTAATCAACATGGCCAAAGGTAAACAAGTGGATGATCAAGGCACCCAAATCACACACCCGGAAACCGATAAACCCATATTCTTAAGCCCATCCGACCAACTAAAAGCCATCCAGGAACATGATAAAATTATAGGTGTTGCGGGGGCACATACATCTAATGTATACATCGGACGCCTTTATCAGGATAACCGCTCAGTTGAGTTATCTGATAATATGTTAAGTGTAATCAAGCGGTTAGAGGATGATAATATCATAGATATTGAGGTGCCGGATTGATCAAGGGACACACAAGGCAAGCGGCCTGTACTGGCAGATTGATGCACCAAACGTGGGCAAAAGCACAATATATAGGCACCCTGCCATGTTAGGTGTGTGCCCAATAGGTAACTACCCGCAACATATTGATATGATTGATAATAATATTTCAACATTTCCGCATAATAACCTATTAGGCGGAAACAGGCGCGGCGCGGTTGTGTGTGTGTCTCTGGTCCCGCAAAGTGATGTTCGAGGGTGCGGGGGGGAGCGGAATTGGGTCCCCCGGATGGAATGGTTCCTTTATGATACCGCACGACACACGGGGGTATTTTAGATGAGCGGTTCTGGTCCAGCCGAGTGCAGTGTATGTGGTTACAGGCATTGGATGCGAGACCCGCACATATGGGATGATGAGCCGAAGAAGTTGAAGGTAGCGAGGTTGAAAGAAGCGGTTGCTGTAATTGAAAAGAATGTACAGACACTGCCGACAAATGTACAAACAATTCCTGAAAAAATACCGGTACAGTCGGATAATGTACAGACAATCAGGCAAATAGGTTTAAGGGAGTTAGGGCGAGCGCTTTCACGTGAGTTTATGGATTTACCGTTTGAGGTAACGAAGAACGGCAGGGTTATAGCGAGGGTTGAGAAAGTTTAGACAGGCAGCAGACAGGAGGCATGTATGATAGTCAAGGTAGAGGATTATAGGGAACATGATGCGTGGGTTTTGGTAGACAATATTAGGTCGGTTGGGAAGTTTGTTTGTTCTGATGTTTTGAATGAACCAAGCGGAATAAACGACATTAACATGAGGGGGTTGCCGGAAGGTAATATGGAAAAGCCGCGATATGTGGCTTTAAGGTGTGTTGGAAACGATGGGAAAGAGTTTTATATTACTTTTGATACGACAGCTTATATTTGCAACGATGAAGGCAAGACGATTGAGAGAGTTGTAGCGAATGGGAGAATTTTCAAGGTAGAATAACAATTAGACGCTGCCTGTCTAATTGAACAAGAATTGCAGGTGTGTGGCATGAGGTAGGGATGAGCGCGAATCTAATGAGTAATGTTGTCAATTTAGCGGATGTTCGGTTAGAGAACTTGCCCCACACGGCGGGTACTGCGATATGTTTGGATTGCAAGTATGAATGGGTGGCCGTAGCTCCGGTTGGTACGATTTGGTTAGAGTGTCCGAAATGCGGATTAGTTAGGGGGCGGTTCAAGTTTCAGCATGAGCGAGACGGTGAACATTGGGTATGCAATTGTGGAAATGATCTTTTTCATATAAGACCTGATGGTATGTATTGCCCGAATTGTGGTCAATGGCAGGAGGGGTATTAGGATGCCGTTTCGGTCTAAGCGTCAGAGGAGTTGGATGAAGCTAAACAATCCGAAGTTATACAGGAAGTGGAAGCGTAGGTATGGGGTGAAGGTAAGGAGGGGGGTAAATGAATAAGTTTCGGGTAGCGAGTCGGTGGGACAAGAGGTATGAGTTAGAGAAGTGTCCGGTGTGCAAGAATGCGTTTCAGGATTTTTTGGAATTAAGTGAGGATTTACTGGGGTGTTTTTCGTGTGGGGTGGTATTTGTACCGAAGCATGTTAAGGACAGTGAGTATGCTGGTAAGAAGGTTCAGTTAGAGAAACAGTTAGCCGAGGTAAAAGAGGAGGATGTAGAGCCTGGGACTCCTGGGGCGTTAAAGTGCAGTATATGTGGTAAGTTATGCAAGAGCAAGTTGGGTTTGATGTCTCATCAGAGGAAGCATGGCATTAACGCTTAGTCACGAGCATTTAAAGAAGGGGTTAAAGAGTTGGGAGAACTATATAGGTTTTAAGAAGACTGAGCATTCGGCTGTTTTAATGAAGTTAAAGCATCGGACGGTGGCGATTTTTTCGGGGAACAGGGCTGGCAAGACATCTAATGTTGCATATCAGTATGTTAAGCGGTTGTTAGGGATACACCCGGTAGATTATCGGAACGGGTTAATGCGCAAGGTGCGGTGTATGAGTTCGAGCTTGCCGGAGAGTGCCGACCAGGACGAGCAGGACAACGCTCAATACGTGGAATTAAAAAAGCTGATCCCGTACGAACTGATTGAAAAGGACATCACGGCGCGAAGTTCGAACATGATTGTGAAGAGGCCTGAGGGGTTGAACACGCGGCGGACGGTATTTGAGTTTCGGAGTTCCAAGCAGGAGTTACAAGACCTTGGAAAGATTGATCTTTCTTCGTTATGGCACGATGAGGAGACCCCGAAGGATCGGCGGGGGGAATGCGTGATGAGACTGATCAGCGAGAACGGAGACGAGTTTTTTTCATTAACGGCGACCAATCCTTACAGTTATTGTTACGATGAGGTTTTCAATAATGCCTCATTGATTTACAAGACGAAGGCGATAACCGACAAGTATGGTGGGGAAAAGTTTGAGAAGAAGGACACCGGGCGGGACATTGCGTGTCTTTTCATGGCTACGGATGACAATCCGACGTTATCAAAGGAAGCGATTGACAGGATATTTGAAGACATTACGGATCCTGACGAGCTAGCGGTGAGGCGGTATGCGGTATTTCGGCAGATTTCCGGTAGGATTGTCAAGAGTTACGAGCCTGGGGTATGTTACATTGATTTTAACAAGTATTTTCCTGACGGTGTACCGTACAAGTGGCTTCATGCGAGAGGGATCGACTATCACGAGTCAAGGCTTCCGTGGAGTGTTGGGTGGGTATCTGCGTCACCTGAAGACGAATGGTTTATGTGGCAGGAGTTTCATCCGGCGATTGACGGGCCGAATGCGTATTCAACGTATGAGATTGCGACTGCGATATTGCGCAAATCTGGGGATTACATTTACAATGTTAATTTGATTGATCCTTTAGCGAACAAGACGCAGAGCAACACGAATACGAGCGTTACACAGGACTTGAACCGGTATTTTGAGCAGATTCGGAAGGAAACTGGTATTGGGACTTCAGCGCGGTGGGACGGATGGGACACGAAGGGGACAAAGGGTCGTGATGAGATTGCCAAGAGGTTTAAGAATGCGGTACGGTGCGGAAAGCCGTTTAACAATGTCACAAAAGATCGGGGCATGACTAAAAGGCTGCCTACAATGTGGGTTTGCAATTCGTGTCCTCAGACGAATAAGAGTTTGATAAACTGGCGGTTTCAGGAGTTTATCACGAGTGCGACAAAGGCGGTAAACGATCCGAAGCCGACGCCCCAAAACAAATGGTCGCATGATTGCATGGTGTTGGAGGCTTTTGCTAAAGACCGAAGGATGTTGAACGCAGCGGGGTTGATAAACAATCCACCGAGGCAGGAACAAGTTAGACATCGGAGCGTGACGGGGAGATGAGCGAAAACGAAATAGATTATGATCTTCCGACCGATTGTTGTGTGTATAAAATACATCCAAAAATCGAAATAATTATAAAGGGTGACGAAGAAAACCAAATTGTTTGGGATGTTGTCAGCAAAGAAACTTTTGGTAGTGGTGGATTTGAGTATATTCCACCTTCTAAATTTTTAAAGGCTCTTGGTAAATATATAGAGGGGGGCGTTTTATAAATGTCTGAAAACGTCTTTTGCACAGGCCAGAAGAGGGCCACACATGGGTATCAGGACGGACATATGCGGGTGTTTAGGGGATATCCAAAGATGTCGGAGGCGATCTTGAAACTTTTGAAAACATATTTGAAAAAGAAACAGTATCATAAAATCATGTTATTTTTTTTAGGGCATTGCAAATTTGACAACGAATACGCCGGGTTTTTACTTCGGGAGATGATGAGGGGGAATCTTGGGTGACGATATTTTGTGCCATGTAGATTTTGGGAACAAGCAGAATTTTGTTTATGTGCCACCGCCTATGCCGGAAAACAAAAAACTTATTATCGTCCTGAAGCGCACGGCAAAGTTTTTTATATCGCTTCTTGAAAAGATAGAGCGGGGGGAAGATGTTTAAGTATAAAATTTCTGTTGAATGTGTTTTGTGTGGTAAAACAGAAGTGGTCACAGAAATTAAAATCAACTATGGGGATATGCCTCCAAAAATAAAAACTCTTCCTCTTGGGTGGAATATAGTTAATGAAGAAATTTTTTGTGACGAACATTCTGTTGAAGTTAAATCATACGGTGAAATTGTTAGGGATTTATAGTTATGATCTCCCCCCATTGCGGAAAGCAGAGGGAACTTTCAAAAGACAAACTGGCGAAAATAGAATTTTAATTTAGGAGGGGTGGCCGAGTGGCTTATGGCATTGGGGAGAGATAATAGCTCCAGCGCAACCAAGACCCTGGCCGAGAACTATTACGGGGTCCGCAGTTTCAAATCCTGCCCAATCCTAAAATAAAAATATAACGATCATGCGTCTCCTTAACTGAACGCGCAAGATTAGGCCAATAACGCTGAGAATGCCTCATTGGATGTCTATTACGGACAACTAATGGGGCTTTTTTATGGACTACAACGAAAACAAAAAAGATGAGGGGAAAACAATTCCGGTCATAGATTGGGAAACCCGTCTTTGTGATATTGTGGCCGACGAATGGGAGAAGGGAAGAACGTATGTGTCTGACTTAGATGATATTTATGAGGACATTTATGCAATGCTTCGGGGGGAGCGGCCTAAAAAGAATTATGATTGGCAGAGCAATGTTGTTATAAACAAAGTCTTTCAGGTTGTTTGGACGGCCATACCCTATTTAATGCAGAAGATTTTCGGGGCTACACCAATTATAGGGGTTCAGTCCACCGATGAAAAGGGCGCACGCCAGCGCAGAGACCTTCTTGAATTTTACCATACATTTCAGCCAGGGAACGGCTCTAAGCACACCCCCTTTTATATTGTAATGGTGATGTGGACGCTTCGGTCATTATTGAACGGTGTAGGGGTTGTCAAAAAATCGTGGCACCAAAGATTAAAAACCGAGGTTCAGGAAGAACAAATTACCGTACCGATGTCGATGGACGATGCCGGTAACGAGATTGACGTTGAACCTCATACTGTTAAACACCGCAAATCAGTTCCGGTAGAAGATTGGCCCTACAACCGGGTAGTAAACAATAAAGACCTTGTTGTTGATTGGCTTTTGCAGCCGGGGCAGAGCATCAGACAGGGAAGATTTATCATTGAGAGAAACCTCACGGATTTGGATTCTCTTTATAGTTCTAAAATTAAGTATGAAAATTTGGATCAGATTTCCCCAAGCGTGAAAGCGCAGGGGTCCGATACTCAGATAGATCATGCCGATGTAAAATCAAAAGACGGACAGGAGGACATTCCCGAATCTGACATTTACACCGAGGTTGAGATTTACGAAAGACACGGAATATTTCCGGTGTATCGTGAAGATGGCAGGTTAATCCCTTGTTTTGACAAAGAAAAGATGGCAGACAAGGAAGTATCGTATCGTCAGATGATTTGCACGATTGCCCGTGCTGCCGGAACCGATAAGAACAATGATGTCATGATTCGGTTTGAAGAAAACAAGATTGAGGAAATGCCCTACATTGACATGCACATCTATCTTGATCCTGAACGGTGGCAGTCAACCGGGGTTGTAGAGCCGTTTATGGATGTTCAGACGGCTTTAAACGATAACATTAACGCCATGTTTGACGAGATTTGGCAAAACCTGATGCCCCCCGTTGTGGTGGACAAGTTCGCATTGTGGGATTGGGATACGATGCAGTACGCACCACAGCAACGATGGTTGGTTGGCGGCCCTCCCGAACAAGCGATAAAGTTTAAGGAGCCTTCACATATCACCAGGGACGCCTGGGAGAAGCATCTTTTACTTGACAGCGAAATTCAACTAACCTCTGCCGTCACCCCCCCGATGCAGGGTGTTGGTAAGGAGAAGGCCGCAACCACCAATGTTTTAAACGCCCAAATGTCGGCAGGGAAGTTAGATTTCATTGTAAAGATGATCGAAACGACCGCTTTAGTTCCTTCTGCACAGATGGACATTCGTATGATAAAACGGTTCGCGCACCCAATGACATTGGAGAATATTTTAGGGGAAAAGTATATTGTGGGTGATTGGGAAGACGTTTACAAGTACGTTCCCGCGGCGGCGTCCGTGAAGTTGGAACACCAGAAGGATATGGAAATTCAACAAGATATGCAATTAATTCAGGTGGTTTCGACGGTAAACAATCCTAACACGGCAAAGGTTGTGAACAAACTATTGAACAATATTTTGAGAAACCGTGGAAAGCAGGAAGAGGCTGAGCTTTTAGACGAAGAATATTTTGAGCCTCAAGGAGATGCCGGCAACATGACCATGCTGAAAAGAATGATGAGCGGGCGGCCTTCAAACCAAAACGGAATTCCGATGGGCGGGGCGCAGGCAGGAGTTAGAAAACTGACGTATCAGCCGAGGGGTGTAACCAATGCCAGATAGTGCCGTTCAGACAGCTTGGAAGATACTTTACGGGATTGACCCTGAAGAGATACGCGACCCGAACAATCCGGCAAACCTACCTTATTATAAGGCAAAGAAACAGGAACGAATTGACGCGTTTGAGCATTTGAAGAATGGACCAGCGAGGATTTTATTTGAGTCTTGGGCCGACAAGATTATGAAACTTAACTTAGGGTTGTTATTTACCCCTAAAGACAAACTCTGCTTATGCCCGGCTTGCCAGGCGCTCCGCGAGATACGCGCAACGCTTGACGTGTGGGTGGAAGCGGAAATCACACTAACAAAGGAGAAAAGCTAATGGCGGATGATCTGGACACCGGGAACGAAACCCCGGCCCAGGGGAGCGAACAGGAACAGGTTCAAAGCCCCCCTGAAGACAAGGACAAGGGCAAGGAGAAACCGTTTACGCCGGATCAGGAGGCGTATATCGGGTCTTGGTTGGGCAGGATTGTAAAGAAACAGATTGACGAAAGCATTGTTCCTTTAATCAAGACGAACATCGAAAGACCTAACCTGAATGCTGGAAATCCAAACGATGTTTTGAAAAGGTTTAACGAGGAGCTTTCAGAGGAGATTTTCACAAATCCTTTGGGAGCGATTCAGAAGGCCGTCAATGCGATTGAGGCTTCAAAGACACAGCTTACAAAAACGCAGACGGTTCAAGTTGACAAGGCGATCACGACATTTTCTGAAGAACCCTTATACAAGGACATCTATCAGGACATGAAAACGATTGCCAGGGACGCGGTTGCGAAGGGTTATCCACCGGAACCGGCGGCAGAGTACGCATTTGCGAAAGCTAAGGCCGCTTATTTTGAAAAAAAGATAGGTTCTGACGGCGGGGGTGGGCTTGACCTTGCCGATGGTGGAAGACCAACAAGAACCGCAAAGACCCCGAAGCTCCCCGCGGAGTTTAAGAAAGCTGCTGCACGGGATATAGAACGCGGATTGTTTAAAAATGAACAAGATTATATAGATCACTTAAGTCCAAACATAAGGGCCAAGTATGGATTTTAAGACGTGCCCACAATGCGGGGTTTTAAAAAATTACGCGGAGTTTAACAAAGACTATTCGCGCAAAGATGGTTTGCAATGTTACTGCAAGGAATGTCTTTCTTCTTATCGTAAATCTCATAAAGCCGAGAGGAAAAACTATCTTTTGGAGAACATAGAAAAGATAAACCGACAGGCTAAGGAATACAGAACAAAACACCGAGACAAAAGAAAGGTGCAAAAGGCAGAGTGGGACGCAAAAAATAAAGATCATGTTAGGGAATATTTTACTACTTACCGAGAAAAAAATAAAGATAAATTTAAGGAATACTATAGGTCTTACAATAGCGCTTATTATAAAAAAAATACTGATAATATAAAGAAAAAAGTTAATGAGTATTACCAAAAAAACAAGCGCGACGTAATAATTAGGGCGTTAAAACGAAAAAAAGAACGTCTTAAAACAGATGAAAGGTTCCGATTAAATAGAAATATAAGTAGCGCCATACAAAGGAGCTTAAAAGGCTCTAAGAGTGGTGCACACTGGGAAAATTTAGTTGGATATACCGTTGAGGAATTGATTAAGCATCTTAAAAATACAATTCCAGACGGTTTTACATGGGCCGATTATGTAGGTGGTTCTGAACTGCATATCGACCATATAATTCCAATCGCGGCGCACAATTTTAATGCGCCCGGCGATACTGATTTTAGACGCTGTTGGTCGTTAAAAAACCTTCGCTTTCTTGAAGCCAAGGAAAATATTGCCAAGGGCGCTAAACTCGACCGCCATTTTCAACCAACACTATTTTAAAAGGATACCGTCATGGCAAAAACAAGACGGCCCACAGGCAATGAGGACACCGGGTTTTTTAGATGTGTACTCTGTGGGTTTCCGTGCGATCTAACGCGCGATAAAATCGTCAGAGGTACAGGAATAAAAAATACGGCAATTACCCATACCGCATCAACGGCACCGGATGACCCAATTACGGGTTATGGCGGGTGCCCCCAGTGCGGCAAAGGGGATTACACTAAAAAACATTAAGGAGAAACCACAATGAGAGTTTGGAGAGATTTACTTGGTGGTGGACGACCTTCTCCGATTGAGTTACCGTTTAATAACGACCTTGCTGCTGATGGATCGACGCGGGCATACAAAGGCGCACTTGTCAAAGTCATGGATTTTGATGACGTTGACAACGGTTCTTTTGTTATAAACGCGCTTGTCGCGACAGCTATGGAGAATGTTATCGGTATTCTTGAAGAAGATGTAACATCTGGGTATCTTCCTAACGATGCGGCCTATGGTACGCCTCTAAAGAAGATTACCCCGGTGTTTCCGTCCACCGTAATTTTGGCAGAATACGCGAGGAAAGACCCGGCTGGAACGTCAATAACCGATACCGGGGCCACCTGCGCGGCTGGAAGCGCCACCTTTACGCTTGATAGCGATACCGCTGATGAGTGGATTGGTGGATGGATTTACATACTTACCGGGTCTGAGGCGGGAAGGCTTCACTACATTACCGATAGCACGGCGAACACATCTGTTACTTTTGCCACCGCTGCTACTAAAGCCATTGCTGTTGGAGACACATTTCTGGCGATTGGTAAGCCTTTGTGCCGGGAAGTTTTGCTTGACACCTATGCAACGTGTCTACAGTCTACTCTTTTGTATGACACGCATGTTCATCGTGTGGTTGGATTGATGCACTATATTGAGGATATAGGCATTCCGTTCCAGCCGCTTCAGAGAAATCTGCATGACAACATCATGCTTAAAAACCCCAAGTTTTATCATGCGTTTACCATTGGTGCGGGTAACGCTTGGGCTGGCGGCTACGCTGCATCCTAAAAGGAGGTAAAAAATGAGCGTTCTAATAAATGAAAATTTTGCTGACCTCCTTGATGCGCGTTTTCGTAGAATTTACGACAAGGAGTATAAGGCAAGTACGGATGCTTCCATGATACCAATGATTTTCGGTATGGAGACATCCACCCGGAGCTATGAAAAGGTATCCGGGATCGGTGGGATGACGACCATCCCGACTTTTGACGGATCAATTACCTATGACACCATCGGGCAGTTGTACGACAAGGAGTTCAGCTTTCCTGAGTACGCCGGCGGGATCAAGGTGGAGCGGAAGCTCTATGACGACGATTTGTTTTCGATAATGGATAAATTTTGTCCCTCTATTGTTGTGAACTAAAATGGCAAAGCAAAAACCACTCGCTGAAATTAGACGAACAAGAGAACCAAACGTAAAATGCGATTTGTGCGGAAAACCGTTTTTTAAACACGAATGTCATTTAAAACGTACCAAGTCTAATTATTGTTCAAAAGAATGTATGGACAATATCACGGGTGGAAAAATGCTGGTTAAGTGTGGTGTGTGCGGCAAAGAATTTTATCGGTGCCAGTTTAAACTTCAACGGAATGATAATTTTTATTGTTCCGCAAAATGCTACCAAAAAACGATAAAGAAGACCCCTACAAGCGCAAAAACCATTTTAACGTATAGATCATATATAAAATGGAAAAAGAGAATTTTAAAAGGGGCAAAGTGTATCTTTTGCGGTTCTTCCAAGAAGCTAGAGTTACACCACATAAAACAAAGAAGGGATTATCCTGAGCTTGTTAAAAGTGAAGAAAATGTAATCCCAATTTGTGAAAAATGCCATGATGTTTTTCACAGCAAGAGAAGCAAAGGCGGTGAATTGCGGGAAACCCTAAACGCTATTTTAGCGCATGGCAATCCGCAGCCAAGCCGGTCGAATGTAATAGATTTAGTAGGCCGGAAGGTTCAGAGACTAATGGGTGAGGAAATTACAGCCAATAAACCCAACACGAGTGCCGCCCGCGAAAGCGATGAGATAGTCCGAGCTTACGGGAAACTGTAAGAAGTTAGGCTTAAAAGCCGAACGATAACAAAACTGAGACAACCTTGGCAACTTAGTCATTCGGTAACCGACACGCGGGAAGACATCGGCGCTGCGATCTTTAATGGTGCTTTTGTCGGAACGGATGGCCCGGATAGCCTGCCGTTGTGTAGCGCCTCACATCCGTATTCACCGGATGACGCCACGACCCAAAGCAATGCCGGGTCAACAGCAATGAGTGCTGCGGCGATTGAGGCCACCCGAAGGATCGGGCGTAGTTCGATTTATAATGACCGTGGCCGTTTGTTTGCGGTAAATTATGATCTGATTCTTTGCACGATTGCAAAGGAAGAAACTGCCTGGGAAGTTATCAATTCCAAGGGAAAGGTTGACACTGCCAACAACAACAGGAACTTCCATGAGGGACGGTATAAGCTGGCCGTGTGGGACAAACTAACCGACACGGATTCATGGTTTATGATCGATTCCAGTTTGGCGAAGATGTTCCTGCTATGGTGGGATCGTGTAAAACCTGAGTTTAACATGGACAAGGACACCGACACCCTGGTTGCCAAGTGGTATACTTATTTCCGGTGTAGCGCAGGGTGGGCCGATTTCAGACCGATCTACGGCCACAATGTCTAAACAACAACTAAAATCCTTACAGAAGGAAATAAAACTTAGAACCCAAGACCCGACAGGAGGTTGCGGTTCAGTTTCAAACGAATATCTTGCGGGGCTGTTTGACGGATGCGGGGAGGTCATAACAACCAAGTCGTTCATTGCCGGTAAATACGAAAAGTACACCAGAATCAGGATGTTTATAGACCTGTTAGGGATTAAGATTACCGGAAAGAACTCCATGCTCAATTTTTTAATGGGCATAAAAGACAAGGTTATATTGACCGGGGAGAAGGTTCGACTGGCTATACAATTTGTTGAAACGCTTCCTGATGAGAAACCCGTTCCACTTGACAAGGTCCAGAAGGGTATTCGTGAGATTGTACATGCAAGATTCAGGGTTCTTGGAGAAAAGAAATGACTACAGTAGGTGATATGCTTTATCAAATGGGTGGTGTCCCGGTTAATTCCGAGTTTACCACCGGAAGTATTTTTTTCGTTGACTCCAATACGGGGTCAAACAGTAACGACGGGAAAACGCCGGACACGCCGTTTGCGACTTTGGATTATGCAATCGGGCAATGCACGGCTACCAAGGGCGACATTATTTACCTGATGCCTGGACACGCTGAGACCACAACGGCGATTGCGGTTGATGTTGCAGGTATCTCTATTAAGGGCATTGGGCGCGGTTCTGCGCGTCCGACCCTGACGGCGACAACGGCAGCCACAGACCTGATTAACATTACGGCTGCCGGGACGTACATGGAGAACGTGCTTTTGGTTGGTGCTGCTTCCGGGTGTACTGCTCTATTGGATATCGCCAGTGACGACAACACTTTTTATAATGTTGAGTTCCGTCACGGGGCGGCTCCGACAGACGCTTGTACGGTTCAGTCGGGTACACGCAACAAGTGGCATTCGTGCCGATGGTTAGGAACTGCGGACGGTCCTGATGTCGGGATTGAGTTTCAGAACGCAACAGAAAACGGTTGCAAGGATTTTGAGGTTATTGATTGTATTTTCAACTATGGTCTGTATGGCCTTGATGAAGCTGCAATCGGTGACGGGGCTGCTGCCAGCGTAGAAGGCGGCGTTATTAGAAACTGCGTGTTTTCAGGCATGGTTGCAACCGCTGTTGACTTCAACAGTTCTTCTTCTGCGTCAGCACGGGGGATTATCACCGGGTGTGTTGCATCAGCAAATCAGGGAATTACCATAGCCGATATCTACGATCTTGGGTCTTACGCATCTGTAAAGAATGACGGCGTTGATGATGTCACTAAGGGTAGTGGTACGGTTTACGGCCAGATTCCTGCCGGAACATGCTCATAACATTGGGAGAATTATGAAACTTGCAGTAGGTTATCCCTGGTCTTCACCGTTTGTTTATACGGAATTTGCAGAAACCACTATGAACTTAGAACACCCGGAAGGGTGCGAAGTAAAGTTCTTTCGTGGGGCCGGATGGTGTCCGGCTAGAAGGCATATTGACCTCTGCGAGCAAGCGTTGGCGTGGGGGGCTGAACTTATCATCATCATTGGTGCTGATCAGGTTCATCCCCCCACAATGCTGAAACAATTAATTAAAAGATTTAATGAAGGATTTGATCTTGTTGCTGCGCTTGTACCTGTAAGGGGATATGTGGCGTGGCAGAACATGAAGCCCTTTCAGCCGATGGCGTGGAGGCTCAAAACCAACACCGAAACCGGATCAATGGATACCCGTTGTTATCGTGGAATGGACAAGGATGCCGACCTGATTCATGTGGTTAAAAGAGAAGACGGAGAAATGGTTAAGGCCAATTTTATCGGTTCAGGGGTGTTAATGTTCCACCGAGATCATTTGTTATCCCTTAAAAAGCCGTGGTTTAAAGAAACGATTATCGAAGACAGCCAGAAGCGTATCGCTAATATGGATTGTACGTTTGTTTGGAGGCTTCAGTCAGAGGGTGGAGCAACACTTTGGATAGACACCACTATAGACGTAAAACATCTTCAGATATTTCAGATTGACGATACATATTCCGAAAGGTTTAGTGATTGGGAACGTCCTGGAGTTGGGCAGACTGAAATTTGTGTCTTTAACGATCCGAGGACAGAATGAAGAAAATCTTCGTAGGGGTATGCAATTCTCTTGGAACAATGCCGTCAACGTTCTTCTGGTCGATGATCAGTCAAGTGGACTTTGTGGCGCAACCGATGTTTGCAAGGGCTGTGCATCCGTGGGACGTTATCAGGAACAATCAGTTGATAGACTGGTTTTTAAAAACAGATTGTGAGTATTTTGTTAAAGCGGACATTGATCAAATATACCCAAATGACTATTTCAAAATAATGGTTCCATTGATTGATGAGTACAAGGTAATTGGTCCTCTTATTTTTGACCGTCCGTACTCATTAGGTTTTACCCCTCTTGTGAATTGGCTGGATAGTAAGGAACATTTTGACATAAAGGGAAAAACTGGAATTGTCGAGGTTCCGTATCTTCACACGAATTGTTTCTTCCACCGGGAGGTTTTGGAGAAGATACCACGACCGTGGTACGAGGTTCAAATGACGCCTGACGGCATGGGAAGGGCGAACCATATTGATGCTACGTTCATGCGAAAAATTCCAAAGGCTGGTTATAAAATTTACCTTAATTATGATATTGTAGTTAAACATATAGCCGAAATCCCCATAGGAAGGGAAGAGTATGAGCGTTGGAACCGCTGAGGTAATAGAATATTATAACGGAATGCTCCCCTACATGGAGAGATATCACAAAGGCATTTCTATGGGTCGGCTTAACGTAATCATTGACACGCTCAAGCAAATAATCAAGCCGGGGGTGGCTGTTTTAGATATTGGGTGTGGGACCGGGATCACGTCTAAAAGAATAGCCGACATGGAGGCCAAGGTTACAGCAGTTGATATATCTCCGGTTCTCATCGAGTTTGCCCAAAAAAACTCTTTTAGCGAAAACATTACCTATATTGTCGGTGATATTTACGAGTTTAGCTCAAACGAGAAATTTGATCTCATTGTTTTTGCAGACGTATTTGAACATTTAGATCCTAGCAAATCGTTTGGAATTGTTCATAACCTAACAAAATATAATTCCCATGAACTGACAAAGGTGTATTTGAGCATTCCCGATCCAAACTATTTAAAACACATGAAAGCCAGACACCCGGACAAACTACAAATCATAGATCAAGGGTACACAATTGAACATATTGCTGGCATGTTTTCATACTGTGGATTTGAACCGATTCATGCAAGGATTTACGGGATAGACAATGACGTTCAGTGGAATGAATATATATTTTTAAACGAGATCGGGTTAAGCAAATATTACAAGGGAGAAATTAAATGAGCATTTACAGAGAAGAGATAACCGCAAGTGCCAAATTAACGGATGACAATGTTTCCGGTCAGCTTGTCTCAGATTGCGCAGATGGCATGTATATGTTTATCGACAGGATAGAAGTATCTGTTTACAAGGCGTCTTCGAGTGTTGACGGAATATTAGAGATACTTGACAGCGCAGGGAATTGGGTGTGGACGCTGAATGTCGGAAGTGTGAAAGAACGGCAGTTTGAGTTCGGAAATGAGGGGCTTAACGTTGGCATGAACACTGGAATTCAAGCATTGCTTTCAGGCGCTTCGACTCAAGCGTCCGTTTCTATTGCTGTCATTTATCATTTAGGGGTCGTTCATTAAACAAGGGGGGAAAATGCCTAAAAAGAAAAAAGACGGCGAGGTTGACCTGCAATATTTAAAGCCCGCACAGGTGGCAAAGATAGAGCAGGAAATTGATTCACTTGAAACAATGCTGAAAAATGATCAATCGGGGTATTACGGCAGGCCAAAGATTTCAGATGTCGGCGAGTTTATGAAGCAGATCAAAACAAAAAAGGATATTCTTGATAAGCATGTTCCTACAAAATTACGGGGACATGCCAGCAACAAAGCCTATACTAGGGTAAAAGAGCTTGCTGAAAAAATCAAGAAAGAGCTTCCAAGCAAGCGCAACTATTTCATGCCGTATCCGAAGGGTGAATCAAGTTTTGATTTTGAGCGAGTGGTTCAACAGCAGGTCCGATTTCAGACAGACAAAAACATTCAATCAATGGTGAGGGAATATAAGAGGCTTGCAGCTAGACTTGATCCATCAGACCCCACCATAAGAGACATTGAAAGGCTAAGGGATTAATTTGGAGATTTATAATGGGAACCTCTGATATTCAAGCCAATATTCTTTATTCGCTCGGAGAGGGTGTAAATGTCGCTGATGCGACATCATTAGGTTATGCCCTCCGTTGGGCCAATGCTGCCTATCGAAACATTTTTACTAAATATCGGTTTAAGCACATTCAGAAGCGGTCTATTTTTAGAACGGCAAACGGTCAGCAAACCTATCAGGCCCCGTCTGATTTTTTGGGGTTCTTGACCCTAAAGGATGAAACCAACGACACGGTTTTGCAACAATTAACCCCAGAAGAATTTGCAAGAGTATGCTCCCCTAATGAAATCACAGACGAGACGTTTGAGTCTGACCACGATGTAGCCGTGTCTCTGGATAATGTTGCGATTGTTCAATACTCCGAGACGGTAGCCGACGATACCGATCATACAAATGTTTACACACGCGATACAGATTATGAAATGGACTACATCAACGGGACAATAACGGTTCTATCCACTGGAACAATGGCCGATGCGACCGATTATTATATTGACTATCTTCATTATGATACTGGATCACCGGACACATTCTGCCTTGAATATGACGCTACAAACAAAAAATATGTATTCAGGTTAGACCCTGCACCAGATGCAACGTACATAGCAAGTCTTGTTTATCCGGCAGGTATCACGGCGCTTTCTGGGGCGGTTGATCCGATATGGTCACTGCTGGAATATTGTCTTGAGAGGGGGGGAATTTATTTCGGGGCATTGGAGCTTCTTGAGGGAAACGATCCAAAGGTTCAGATTTTTAAAAGCGAGTACGACAATGCGATACTTGATCTTGTAAGGCTTGATAGTGATTTGGTTCCAAAAGCTCAAACCATACCGATAAGAATGAGAAAGACGGATTACCAGGATGCCAACTGAAAAATACGGCCACTGTTTTTTAGGTGTTGATTATGCGACCCCGCCACATGAGCTTTCAAGGTCTGCGCTGGCGGATGCTTCTAATGTAGTGCCGGACGATTCTGGTCTACCTACAGGAAGGCGTGGAAGTGTTAAGCTAAATTCTACCTCTCTATCTTCTGAGGTTTGGAGCGTACACGAGTTTAGAAGCGGATCGACTAAATACACTTTAGCGTCTTACAGCACAAAGATTGGATATTATAATTCAGGAACGGGCGAGTTTGTCGATTCAAACACCGGGTTAACAGACAATAAAATGAGACAGTGGGTCAACTTTGCAGGAAAAGCAATATCTGTAAACGAGGGTTCTGACGCTCCACAATATTGGGCAGCTACTGATACATATGGAGATTTAGCCGGATCACCGACAAACGGTCTTACGATAGCGGAATGGTCTAATAGGGTTTGGCTTGGTGGTAATTCAACTGATGTTGCGCTTTTAACAGCTTGTCATTTAAACGATCCGACAAATTGGGGAGCAGGGACCGAAACACAAGGCGTTAGCCAAACGGTAGGAGACAGCAAAGACCCAATTACCGGACTGTTTGGGTTTTTCGATATGCTTCTGGTCGGGAAAAAGAACAATATTTACAAAGTGACTGGAGCGCCTGCAACAGACGCAACGTCTCTTGAGATTGTTCCTTTATATTCAAAATCAACCGATAATACAGGGTTTACTTCTCCGTGGGCGATTACGCAAGTAGGAAATGATGTAATCTTTCTGGATGGGTTTGACATCAAAAGATTATCCGGTATCCAGGAGTATGGTGATGTTGAATACACTTCAATTATTCCACATCTTGGGGGGTATCTTAAAACCATAGCTGATAGGGACTATCTTCAATATACCCAATTCTTTCATTACAAAAAGCAACAACAGATTTGGGTATCTATTCCCACTGGAGCGGCGACCCGGTATGTATTCGTTCTGGATTACAAATTCAAGAACGAGACTGGAAGATACGCTTTTTATCCGATGGGGAATCTTATCATTAATTGTTTTGGCGGGGTTGAAGACGGCGAAGTTGTCAATATGTATTACGGTGATAGAACCGGGTATGTGAGACAGCTTGATGTAGGAAACAATGATGACGGGGCCGCCATATCAAGATACTTTATAACCATGATTTCGGGAAATGATGTCAAGAACGACATTATCACAAGGCACGAAAACCGCAAGACATTCTTAAACACCGACGCCTATATTAATTCCGAGCAAGCGGCGCTTTCCATGACACCATATTATGCGCTTGATCTTCTGGACGCTGCACAGGTTAGGACTTCCGGCAACTATACATCATTAGGTGCTGAAACGGTTACTGGGTGGAACGGGACAGGGATATATCGAAAGAGGATACCGTTAAGAGGCATTTCGGGGTACACCCTTGCATTGAAATGGCTTCATAGCACGGTTGCTCAGAATTTCACATTTTATCCTTCTATGGTAACATTTAACTACAAAAGCAAAAACAGGATAACCTAATGAAGATTTACACAAAGATTTGCATAGACATTGAAACCGGGGAGACAATTTCTGAGGAGTTTTTCGAATACGACGGCCCGCTTGCGCTTTGTTGGGACGGCGATACCGGCGGAGAAGACCCCTCAATGTCAGACTCCGGTTATGGCGGCGGTATGGATTATGGAGGCGAAGACCCATCAATGACTGATTTTGGTGGATGGTCAGCGGCGTTGTCGGGATTACCGACATCAACCGATATTGTTGGTTACGATAGCCTACTGGCTTCAAACGGACCAGCACCAGCAACGATGTCTGTTGCCGATGCGATTGCCGACCTTGCGGCGCTAGCTGCTATTAATCCAGGTAAAAAAGGATTGGCTGTCGGGTTGTCTATTGGTGGTATACCTGGCGCACTTCTTGGAGGTTTAATCGGTGCGGCTTGGGGTGCCGCCAAAACAGGGATGCAATATTCTGATGTGATTAGTTCCCTTTCAAGTCAATTACAATCTCAAACAAACGTATCTCCGCAAGCTGCGAGTGCTATTTCAGGTATGGTCGCTCAAGAAGTCCAAGAAGCTATAAGCAAGGGGGCATCTGGCGAGAAAGAGTTTGCGAACCTTGTTTCTGCATCACAAAACCCGACATTCGGATACATATTAAATGCTACAACAGCGCAAACTCGTGACAAGACAATAAACGTTGACATGGCCGTTGATGCCGTCAATGCTATGGTTCAAGCGAAAGAGCAAGGCTTAACCGGAAGCAAGGCTATACTAGCGGCACAAAAGATATTGACTAGTAAATATGGAAATAAAAAAGGCGATCCACAGTACGCTTTTATTGGAACGTACAACGCTATTGGTAATATAATTAACGATAAAAGTGCGTGGAATTCACTTCAAAAAGTAGACGCTTCGACGATATTAAGCGGGTCTACTGGAACACCGGCACAGAACACAACAACGGGTGAAACTATGCCTAATCAATTATTTTTTCGACCACTTCAGGAACAATTACAATCAGCGTTAGGGGGTCAGCCAGCTACACAAGCTGAAACCGACAGGCTTAATTCGATCATGGACAATTTCGAGAAGGTCAACACGGATATTAAATTCATCCACGACCTGACCGAACTTGAAGGGGTGACCTTGAGCGATGAAGAAAAGGGCTTTCTGGAGACCATGAGACAGAACGCCACTACAAATTTAACTGATGCTGTGAACGAGTCCACTATTGAGCTGGCCGAACAAAAGATTGCCGACCTTGTTAATCGGGGTGTTTTACAGGGCAACATCGGTTCTGAAGCCATATCGAAAATCTACGAGAAAGCGGGAAAGGTAGTAGGCGAGCAGTCAAGGAACATCGAAAGTGATATCGCAAACATTGGTTTTCAGACGCTTGAGCAAAAGAAAGCCAATCAAATGAATCTGTGGGGGAAAGAATTAGAAGCCGATATTGCCAGCGCAACAACTGGAACAGACAAGTGGAAATCTATGGGGCTGCTTGAAACAACTTCGCAGGGTATGAAACAGGATTGGAATCAATCTTTGATTAATGCGCTTACCACTATGAGAGGTCAAGACATTTCAAAAGAGATTGCGGGAACACAGGCGGGCACAAGCCTCAGTCTTGCCAATAAAGAGCTTGATGTATGGAAGGATGTAAACAAACAATCTAATTGGGCGAACATCGGTGCTGCCCTGATTAACGCTTGGTCATAAGGAGACATGAGATGTTGAATCTTCCAGAACCGGGAAAGGCGACCGGAATACTTGCAAACGCTTGGATAGGCGCAACAAACAGGGAGCGCGATAAAGAGGATGCTCTTACCAAAATGCGGGCAAACGCTATACTTCAGCAAGCGCAACATGGAAACTTTACCGATTCAGGGTATGAGGTTTTACAAAGCACCTTTGGTAGTGGTGTAGCGGATACTTACAAAAAGGCCGCGGAAACTGCTAAGAGCGAAAAAGAACAGCAGCTTGCCAACATGAAGTTGGAAAAGTCCTTACTTAGCATGAGAATTGTAAACGAAAACGTAAGCGCACTGGAAAAGATAAGTAAAATGGACACTCCAGATGAGGAAAGCGCAAAGTTTTTGACTGACAAGATCAACTCAGTATTCAAAGCGCATGGTATTGAATCTGATATAAAGCCTTTCATGGACTCCAAAATGAGACAGGAAAAGGTAAAAGAGGCTAATTCTGCCTACATAAACAAGTTTTTGGGTGCTGCTACTAAAAACCCTACACCTGAATCCATCGCCGCTGCCGGGGATGCAATTTCTGTTGTTGGCGATAAGATCGACAAAGATGTGATGGGAGTTTACAAGTCGCGTCTGACTCATGCTCAGAACATGCTTCAGAAGAAGGAAGAACATAAGCAAAGGCTTGCCGAAGCGAAACAGAAATATACAAATATTCAAACTGGAAGGACGGAAGATTTTACATCTGAAGAAGCTGGTAAATTAAATCCAAAGATATGGGAACGCGGTGGACGTTCTGAAAATAAACCTGATACCGTTATAAATGTAGGCAATATACAACAAAAAATAACCGCTGAATCAGAGGCTAAAAACAAGGCATATCTTAAAGAACCGCGTTTCCGTGCTGACATTACAAAAGAGGTAATAAACAACAATGATACTTGGAAGTTTAAATCTAAAAAAGAAAAAGACGCCATATTGAAAAGAGAGGCTGAGAGAACTGTTAAAAATATTTATCCAGAAGCCGAATGGGGGATAGGCGGCAAGACAAATAAGCCGGGGTGGTGGATAAAAACAGAAAGAGGGTATGAGCTTGTTGCTCCTTGGAACTAGAAATGGAAATTATAGAACAAAACATAATCATGAGCGTGGAAGAACCAACGCCTGAAGAAGATAAAACAGTGCCGGTTTTTGAAGACGCTCCATTCTCTGCCAAACATCCAAATATTTATGGTGGATGGGGTGCGATTAAAGAAACTGGTAAGGAACTAATTCCATATTTGAAATATGTTGATCCTGAAGAAAGGGATCGGTTTTATAAATTATCCAAGCAAAAACAAGTAAGAGAACTATTATTACAGAACCTCGAGACAGTTGCAGCAGTTGGGGCTAAACCGATAAGCGCAGGTGCCAAGGCGATATTTAAAGCGAAGTTGCCAAAGACTTTTGAGAAACTTCAAAAGATAAACCAATTTGGCAAACCCCCCAAAACAACCGGAAACATAATAGAAGGAGAAATAATAAAAGATGGTAATTCTGCGGTTGCCGGTATTGTTGAAAGCGATCCTGTGAAAAAGGTTTCGGTTGCACTAAAAGAGGCTAAACCATTAAGGGCCGAACAGGAAGAAATTTATACAAAAATAAGATCAGAAAGAATTAAAAAAGCTATTGAGGTTGGAGGTGAAGTTGGCGGCGAAAAGGGGTATTATACCAAACTATCTAAAATGAAAGGTGAAATGGATAAGGTTAAGTTTGAATCTATCCGCGAAAAAATAGGGCAAGAAGATATAGATAGTTTATTTTCAACTATAAACGATAGTATTGAAATCAGTGAATTTGAAAAGCTTTCTGCGGGAAAAGGTCTTGCCAAACTATTCGGAGAATTTGGCGGAAATGTTCCTACAGAGGGAGAATTAAGTCTTTTAAACAAGATTTTCGGGAGTGAGCTAACCGACGCCGCATTATCGAAAAGGAGTTTGTTTAAAAAGGCAAAAGATGTCGGCCTTGATATTCTCAACATTCCAAGATCACTAATGGCATCGTTTGATGTTTCCGCACCATTAAGACAGGGTTTGTTTCTTACCGGAAGGCCAAAACAGTTTGTTCCGGCATTTAGGGATATGTTCAAATATCTTTTTAGTGAGAAATCATACGCGGCATTGGCAGAGAACATATCAAAAAGACCGACGTACGATATTATGAAAAAGTCTGGCCTTGCTATAACCGAAATGGGGAAGACGCTTTCTGTTAGAGAAGAAAAATTCATGTCGAGCTATGCCGAAAAAATACCGATAATTGGTAGTGGCGTTAGGGCGGCTGGTCGGGCATATTCCGGGTTTTTAAGCAAACTAAGGGCCGATGTTTTTGACGATATAGTTAAAAAAGCCAGTGATGTTGGTATTAAAGAAAATCAGTTTTACTCTGATGTTGCAAAGTTTATAAATACAGCTACCGGACGCGGTGGGTTGGGTTCTCTTGAGGGCGCATCAGTTGCCTTAAATTCTTTTTTCTTTTCACCGAGGCTGATGTCATCCCGAATAAATATGTTAAACCCGCAATTTTACATTAGCCTTCATCCGCAAGCAAGGAAGGAGGCATTAAAGTCTTTATTGGCTTTTGGCGGGATTGCGGCAACCACTGCATCGTTAGCCGCGTTAGGCGGTGCGAAGGTTGGAACAGACCCAAGAAGCGCTAATTTTATGAAATTAAAATTTGGAAATAACAGGTACGATTTTCTTGGTGGTTTTCAACAGCCAGTTAGGGCAGCGGCGCAACTAATATCTGGGCAGGTTGTTAGTTCTACTACTGGTAAGGTGATGACTCTTGGTGAGGGGTATAGACCTTTAACAAGAACCGATATTATATCGAGGTTTTTAGAATCAAAAGAAGCTCCCGTTGTGTCTTTTGCAACAGCACTATTAAGGGGAAAAACAAACACGGGGGAGGTGTTTGATGCTCCGACAGAAATCGCAAACAGGTTTGTTCCGATGGTCGCACAGGACATGATTGATTTTTACAAAGAGACCGGGGGGAAGGGCATTGCAATGGCGCTTCCAGTCATGTTGGGTGTGGGGGCAATGTCTTATGGCGGTGTCCAAAGTTACGGGCTTAATGGTAAAGATCATCCAAAACTAAACGCCGAATTAAACAGGCTGAACACATCAATGGGATATCCGGGCACTACCGCATTTGGAGAAGACTTAAATATATCTGAATATAAAAAATTAAAAAAAGTTACCGGGGAAGAGATAGCCAGAAGGCTTAAAAAATATATGTCCTTTGATGAATATAAAAGCCTAACCGATAGACAAAAAGTATCTCAGATTGAACAAATCGTTGATGAAACAAAAGAGTTTGTGAAAGAGAAGATGTTTTTTGGCAAAAAGAATAAATCAGAAATTCGTTCAAATTTAAAAGCCTTGGGATACACAAGAGAAGAATCTAAACCAATGACAGAAGAATTTCTAAAAAAGGGAGAATTGGACTTTAACCAATGGCCTTAACAAAAGTTTGCCCGAAATGCGGAAACGAAAAAGAAATAAAATTGTTTTATTAGGAAGGCATTTTCAGCCGTCCATTAGTTTTTAATAGGAGATGTTATGGGTTTAACTAAGGTGGTCATGACAGGAAGTGTTGACACAATCAAGGAGGGATTTGATAAGGTCAACGACATCATAGACGATTTGGCAGCGACGACTTCGGGATTAGGGGCGTCCTGTATAGGGGTTTACGATGCTGCTGATAATATGGCGGCAACGAATGTTGAAGCTGCGCTTGTTGAAATCTATTCGGACGTAACGGATGCAAGAACATTAGCGGACATATTCGCTGAAAATCCAAGCACGACCACAGGGTTGACATGGGGATATAAAGCGGGTGCTATTCGGGTTGACAATGTAGTTACGGCTGTTGTTGCAGGTACATTAGGTCTTACCGATGATGCTACGAATTACGTTGAGATAAACAGTGCTGGAACGGTATCGAAAAATACAACCGGGTTTACGTCTGGAAGGGTTCCGTTAAGGATTGTGGTTTGCGCTTCCGGGGCTCAATCGACTTCGACCGATAAAAGAGCTTGGTTTGTACCGCAGAAGTCTCCTACGACAAACGGGCAATTAATTGTTGGCAGTACTGGGGCTGACCCTGTTTTAGCTACCCTGACGGGAACATCAAACCAGGTTACGGTTACAAACGGGGAGGGTACTATTACGCTTTCCACGCCTCAAAGTATTAATACCGGCGCGACTGTCACGTTTGCAGACATTACAGCAACATCGGCCTTTAAAATTAATACAAACAATACTTATCTAAAATCAAAAGACGCTGCTGGAACCGGGACCGTTGATTTAGTCAAGGCAAACGCAAGCAATCGATTAGAGTTTGGTGCGGTTCTAACTACTAAACAATGGCATGACGGAACCAATACGATAGACTTTCCGACAAACGGCATGGCGGCGGCAAAGTTCATGCTTGGTAACTCCTCAACTATCGCATGGTTTTATCTCAACACTGCTCCGCCAGGGTGGAAAGTTTTATCAACTGGTGCTGACACGATCATTTCTGTTTCAGGCGGAACGGCAGCTTATAATGCCAACGGCGGGACGGCCGGCGGGACTTGGACACAGCCGAATCACACCCACACCGGGCCGAGTCATACGCATGGGCTTGGAACAATGGCCGGGCCGAATCACACCCACACGCTCACATCTACCACTACAGGAGCATCTTATGGGTCTGCTGATATTCCCGTGGTTATATCTGGAGGGGATCTTTATGAATCACCAAACGCAGGAGCAAGCACGGCAGAAGCAGCCAGCGCAACAACAGGGAATCCGACGGCAACAGCGCTTTCCGGGGCAATGGCGTCTGATGGCACTGGTGCTACCTCCGGAAGCGCAACGGCAAACACTTGGCGACCATCGGCGTCAGTCGGAAAACTT